CTAACCTATAATACGAACCAGCCGTCAAGGTAGGAAGCGTTGCTCCTGTAAACAAATAATTATACGCACCATGAGTTGCTTGATTCTGTTGGTCAACGTCAGCAGTGACTGACGCTAATACTGTAGTTCCGTTAGTGTCATACAATAACACGTCAAAGTTTGCAGCAACAAGGCAACCTAATCGCACACCAGATATTTGATATGTGCTACATGTACCGGTAGGCATTCTAAAATACATGCCGTATTCATCTGGAGTAGAGCCACTATTGTTATTAAGTGACGTAACCGTTTCATACGGTTGCCCATATGTTTTAGTAGATGATCTATATAAAAACGTTGGGCAGTCAACAGTATTGTCAGCATAAGAAGCCGACGTAATACCGCCACAGTAAGGAAAATTATATGATGGATACGTCGTTGTAAATCCTGTACGGATGTTTATAAAATTACTTGTATCCCATGTACCAGCTAATGGATCTGCACATATACCAAATACAGTTCCTCTGGAAATAGTAACTGCTGTTGTTAAGGTAGCAATTAAATTTTGGTTAGTTGTAATACCTGTTGTTGCATTAAAATCTTGATATGCAGTTCCAGCAGCTCCACTAAACGTTGCATCAGCCCATGTAGGCGTTGGTGATGTTGTTGGAAAACCTGTTGTAGCGTCAATATACGTTATCCCGACTCTTAAACCTGTTGCTGTATTTCCCGGTGATCCTGTTCTTGTTGTAACATGAAATCCAACGGCAGTAATTGTAATACTTTCTTCTGCCTGACATATCCACACCTGCGCATCACTTGTTCCATTAATAGCAATGTTAGCTGCAGCAGTTATTAAGCCACCTTGTGGCATGATAATGCGAGGATATAAAAAATCGACTTCTGTTAGTGCCATTTACATTGACCAGCGTTTCTTATGCCAAAACAACGCCCATGAAAATAAACCAGCAAGGCCAATGTGTACATACAATTCACTTATTTCCGCATGCGATAGTCTCAATGCACTCAATAACGATCCAGACGCAATCAAACACAAAGATAGTCGTATCCATGTTTTAATGATAAATGGCATGTGCTCAATAGGACTTTTTTCATGGCGCAATAAAGCCATAAATCCAGTTGTAGTTAAAGTTATAACCGAATGAGCAATAACATTAATCAGAACTTTGAGATCCACTTGATTTATCCTTTATTGCATATAAGTTTAATTTTGAAGCCACAGCTTCAACTCCACGTAAACCTAAAGTACCCATAAAGAATGAAAGCCCCAGCATATACTTAGGGTCTTTAATGTTTAACGGTGCAGCAATTATAGGCGTTAAATATGTAGCACTAGCAGTACCACTAATTACTGATAATACTAATGCGCCAAAATTTTGGTGGGACTGTTTGCTCACACCAACAATACTCCCAAAAAAGCCAGCTACAATTTGTTGAATATCGTCCACGGATAAACCTACTTTATTCATTTGGATCCCTCGTTGCTTCACTCACCTTAGTCACCTCTGGTAATTTTAACGAAAAAACAGGAAGCGTACTATCTTGTCTCATAAAAAAAGCAATGAGGGCTGTAGCCGTTGCTGGAATACCAGCACGAATACCCTCAATGCTTGATAGTAATAACGCACGAGTTACTGTCCCAAATGATGCTGAGTCAACTACATGTTGCGCTTTCCACGCTTCGTTAAATTCTGGAGCAGCACTTGCAGTAAAAACTCCTAATGCAATGAGGATTAATCGACCCCATGCAACATTCATTACTTACCACCAGCGCTTATAACAGGAGGAATACTAAAAATACCATTTGGCGATTTATATGACGCATCCAATCTAGTCCATAATTGCATGCGGATTTGATCGTACCAATCACCCCAAAATGCACGGCCAACTATTGACGGATCGTCGTAATTTTTTAATGCAATTTTTCGTGCTGCATACGCTGGTAACGCTTGCATTAAAAGATCATCACTAATAAATGAGTACGTTCCACCATAAACTGTAAACGTACCACCTGTACCTCCCGTTGGAGTTATGGCAGTACCTCCTACAGTGTTTGAAATTTGAAATTGTGAAGAACTGAGAGATGTTGCTAACACATAATAAGTCGCGCCAGCGGTTATATTTGTGACAGTAGAGCTATCAAAAATTATTTCTTGGCCAGCAGTAAATGTATTTGCTCCGCTAATAGTCGCATTAGTCAACGTGACTGTTGCAGACACACTTGTCAGTGGACTAGGCAATCCTGCACCACGAACGGTAAATGCTGTATTAGTTGATGGAACCGGGTAGAAACCAATATTGTTATATCCAGCCTCATACCAATGAGTAGGTGTTCCAGACGTATATGTATACGCCAAATCATAAGAACGTAACTCATTTTCTCCGCAATGCAGAATTGCAGATGTGCCAATATGTAAAGTTATTGGCGCTACTAGTGTTGAATTACTAAAGTCATAGGTTCGCCCAGTGTGAGTAGACACAGTTAATGTTGTAGGTAAATAAACACATGTGCGAGACATGTCGTAAGCTGCGTCATTAAGGTACTGAAAAATACCAGCACTATTTGTAGATGTTGTTCCACCGACTCCGTCTGGTATTTCTGCTACAACAGTATCGGCTGTTTCATTTAATAATCTTATTACTTCATTTTTTAAAGCAGCAAAATTTTTAGCCATTACTTTGCCCTTCGTCCATACGCACTAGCAAAATTATCAACCATTGATAATCTATCTAAATATTCTGCTTTAAATATTTGATATGCGTTCATATCATTCATTTGCATTGCACGAGCTTGTAACACAGCATAAACAAGACAATCGTGAGCAACTTCTGGTAAAGGGCAATCTGTAGCGTCTGTGTTTGGCAGTGCGTTACCAGCGCTGTCGTACGCCCAATTATCTCCGGGCTGTGCATAACCCTCTAAAAGTAATCCATTATTGATAGTTGCATTAGTTGCTGGATAAACACTTATATTGTTCATTCCACGCAACACAACTATTTCTGGACGTAAATCTGCTGGCTTGTTTCGCCATATATCAACATATTGATCCTGATAATCAAATACGCGAACTTTTTGATATTCACTGTTAGTGTCTAAAATTTTTATAACTTTAATTCGGTAAATATCTGGAGCACAATAATCATTTACAGAAACGGTTAAGTCCAAGTAACGACGACCAACCAGACAGTCAGTTTGCCTAGCTATCTGGTTGGCCTGTTCAATAATTAAGTAATCTAGACCAAATGGATCACGATCTGCGTCAGTGCCAAAGTAATTTCTACCTAGCATCCTTACATTTCGTTTAATTTGGCCTAGATTCATAATTAGAGATTACCTTCGCGTCCGGTCTGCAAATGCATCTGAGTAATGTTTACAGCAGCTCCAGATCGGTTTGTTGTTGCTGTAATTACCATCTTTACAAACTTTGCGTAGGACTGCAATGGCACAATGACAATGCCAGCACCTGTTGCAGCAGCAGCTGTATATACAGTAGATGCCAAAACAGTTGTAGTACTTGGCGTAAAGCCAGCAGTGTCCGATCCATGCAATGCAACTGTAAACGTATCAGCTGCCGTTACACCTGTGTGGTTTAAGCCAACACGTAAATATAACGGATTAAGAATCTGACCACGAACGTAATCTGCAGCTGTAACAGATCCATCCTGATTGTTATCCATCACTGCACCAGATACGCCGTTGGTTAATAAACCACCGTAGTTAAGGTCATTTGATGTAATTGCAGGAGAACCAGTTGTTGCTGCGGTCATAGTTGCAGCTACGGCACCATTACTGGAAGCTGTAGCAACGGCCATTACACCAGCACCTGCTGTTTGAACTGGAACGGAAAATGTAAGTTTAGCGTCTCTCATTGTTTATCTCCTTAGTTGGTCGCAATTCGTAAGCGTCCAAGTGAACGAGTGTTTGGCATCCAGAGACCCATACCCCAGTCAAACAACACATTGTGCA